AAAACCTATTAAAGCAAGTTAAGTCAAATATAGAACTATTGAGATTTGATATATCAAATTGCAAAAATGAAAATCTAGAAAAAACATTAGAATTTATTAAGAAATTTAAAAGCTGCGGAGTCAAATGCGTTATTGTTTGTAAAAACGAAATCAAAGATGAAGACTTCGCATCTGTCAAACTGAAATTTCTAGATATTTGCGCCGTGGTAAAGCTTTCTAAAAAGCCTAGTGCTAAAGATATTTTAAAAAATTTAAATAAAGACTTGACATATTTCAAAAGTTCAAGTATATATTATTCAATGGGCAGCAATTTTCTTACAAAAACTTCTTTTTTAGAAAACAAAAGCTCTCAGTCTTTCATTCAAAGTCTATCTTCAGTCTCTGACTTGGATCTTCTTGACGAAGACATTGAAACATTATATATATTTACTAAATATGCCGAAAATCAAACAACAAAATAACGAATCCGAAAATATCGCCCAGTCACAAACTGAGGTTGAGGTAGCGCAAGTCGCAAATAAACTTGCGTCAAGAGACAGCAACGGCTTGCTAAACGACAAGGCTCATGTATTTACCCTTGACGGATTCGTAGATTGGCGCAAAATGATAGATTCAAAATATCTTGTTGCCAATCTTGCTAAATTTCCAGACGGCACTCATCAATCGTCTCTTAAGGTAGACGAACTAGAAGACTCACAACTTCTCATTTTACTTGGCGGAATTAAAGATCTTGCAAATATCAGGGGCTATACCAAATTGGAATATAAAGTTCATTCCTGCTCCAATAGTTACGTTGCAGTTTCTTGCAAGATTAAGTGGCTCTCTAACTATGAAACTAATTTTATGGAAGTCGAATCTGAGTCTCTTGCTGACGCGCATCTAGATAATACCAAGAGCTTCGCCAAAGATTTCCTTATGGCAATTGCTGAAAATCGAGCATTTGTTAGGGCGGTAAGAAATTTCTTGAGAATCAATATTGTTGGAAGCGATGAAATGGGCGATTCTAAAAACGGAGTCGCGTCCACGCCAACCGAAGAGAGTCCAGCAATTTCATCCACTCACCCATCAAACGTCCTAAAAGAAACGATGGATAAAACTGGGATTACTTTTGAAAAAATTAAAACCGCGCTGATCAAAGAGGGGGTGGACGAAGCATCTCAATGGAATAGTGTTTCTGATATTCCAAATAAAATCGTGTTTTCCCTTATTCAGAGATTAAAAAAGAAATATTCCGCAGAATAAAAAAAAATAATTAAATTAAAATCATATGTATATTGCAACCTGGACATCGCTAAAGTCTCCAATTATGGACGAAATCAGAACGGCTCTAAAGAAAAAGTCAGTTAAGGGAGGGCCGTCAATTTCCAACAAAGATGCAAATAGAACGTGGCGCGAAGATATTCTCGGAGTGTTTTCCGAAGAACAAAAACAGCAAGAAAAGGCTCGTCGTCAAAATAAAAATAAAAAGTTTAGAGTAGGTAAAGAGGACCAAGATATGGATATTTAAGTTCATGGCTGATTATAATAATTTATTCATCACGGAAAGCTTTCTGGATGAGAACGCAAATGCCATCTTTGTTTTCGGCGACAACTTGCAGAGATTTGGAAAGGGTGGCGCGGCTGCATTTAGGGATCATGATAGAGCTTATGGATTTATCACTAAAAAATTTCCAGATAATAATGAAAGCTCATTTTACAAGCCCGAAGAATATGCTCCAGTATTCTTTGAGGAGCTTAATAAATTAAATTTTACAATTAAAAATAATCAAGATAAAACTTTTTATATTTCTCAACTCGGCGGCGGCCTGGCTAACAAATTTAGGATTTGGGAAACTGTTATTAGACACAATCTGGAAATAAAATTGGGAAAGTACGACAATGTAATTTTTTGCTGGAGGTAATTTTCAAAATGGAATCAACCATGTCTCATATTGTTGAAGTTTCTGGAATTTTGTCTCAAATAAGAGAGATGAAAGACCAGACCTTGGATCACTTCTTTGAAGACAAGGAGAAGGCGAAAGAGTTGCTAATTGGTTTAAACAGCCTAGAGGAAGATGCTAATAAACTAATCCGCGATTTTGAGTCAGTTTTGTAGTATTTATTTTTAATATTTTAATTGTTAGACTCGATTGGGCATAGATAATAGTTTATTTTCATCCAGCGGGCGAAATTAGTTTAGTGGCAAAACAGGAGTTTTCCAAACTTCGGTCGAGAGTTCGATTCTCTCATTTCGCACCATTCAAAATTATATTGACATCTATAAAAAAACAAATTATAGATATATACCTATGACATACAAAATCCGCAAACGCGAAAACATGATGACAAGCGAAATCATCGAGCTAGATCCAAACGATTTTCGCAATCTAGAAGAAAATCCATATACTGGAGACAGCCAAGAAGAATTTTTGGACTATATTGGCAATTTAAATCTTGAATTTGATAGCCCTTCGGAAGAATTGGCTTACGAAACTCAAGATAAGTTGAGCAAACTTGGACAAAACGTGAAATGGACAGAATTTGGAAATTTGGCTATGAGCGGTTCATATACTTGGTACGAACTTGTCGAAGAAGACGAGGGCTATTCTAGGACTGGTGGATTTAATATCAGTTGCGCAACTGAGCATTGACTACATGAAAAATAAAAAAATAGAATCTAAAAAAGTATCAATACAATTTGACGAGAGGCATTTAGCGACCTTAACAACGGCTCTTGAAGTTTATAGTCGACTTCGTTCTGGTCAAATTGCAATGGCTATGTCCACTGCCTTTACTGATAAGGCTTGCCTAAATTATATTGACACTCATGTAATTGAAAGCGTTGTTAGAACATTGGCATTTAGAAATGAAGATATTTGCACAAGCCCAAACTCATATTATGGCGTTGGTTGCGAGCAAATGAAAGACGGAACCGCCGCTTGGGAGATTAAAAAAGTCATTGAGGAATATTTGCATTATCAACAAAATGGCGGTTACAGGCAAATTGCGAACGTTGGAGGCAATGGCGCTATGCAATATTCCGAAGTGCCTCTTCCTAAAATTATTAATCCAATTGGGGAGCTATCGGAAATCAAATGTTGGAGACCACAGAAAGAATTTAAGATCCCCCAAAGATATCAAGATTCTATGGATAAGGCTATGAAAGCTAAAGATTTTATAAAGGCATGGGAAATTGTAAATAAATCTTTTAAAAAGAATCCGCTTCCAAAAGGAAGTGTTACAAGATTAGAGGAAATCACAGGGGTTTATTATGTTATTGTAGAAAAACCTTACAAAATGGAGCAACAATGAAAGAAATCATAGAAGATATTACAAAATTATCTTACGAATGGAATACGTTAATTGGACATTCTCATCATAAAAATCGAGATTGCCACTGGTATATAGAAACAAAATGGAGCTATGGTCAACCTCCTAAATACAATGTTCAACATCGGGGATATATTTTGGGTGATATTGAGGAAGAATGTGATTCTTATGATCGCGCATTAGTGAAGCTGAAAGAAATATTGGAAAAAGAAATAAGAGAATACAGACTATATCTACCTAACGGAGGCGAAGAAGATGGATGCTAATATCAAGTACCTGAATAAAAATAAGCCGCTGCTGTTTTTAGGAGATCATCACGGTGAATGGTCGTATCTTCTTGATATTATAGATACTAAAAAAATAAGTGATTGCTATTTGATTAGCGTTGGGGATTCTGGAATTGGATTTACCGATAAGGAAAATCAAATAAAGATGATAAAATATTTGGATTATGAATTTAAAGATAGGAATATTATCTTTATGGGGATCCGGGGAAACCACGACGACCCATCCTTCTTTAATGGGTCTGATAGAGTTTCATTAAGTAATTTTGAATTGATAGAGGATTATACCGTAATGAAATATAACGGCAAGAAGATTCAATTTATTGGTGGTGCCATTTCGATTGATAGAACATCTAGAAAAGAAGGTGTGTCTTATTGGGAAGGCGAAAGTATTAATTTTGAAAAAGATAAATGCAAAGAAGTAGATATTCTAGTAACCCATACCGCTCCTTCTTGGTGCTTTCCACAGCAATTTAATGAACTGGTTTATGGTTGGGCAAGAGAGGACGCTTATTTACTGGAAGATCTTACGGATGAAAGAGCGGTTATGGATGAGATTTGTAAACTTTGTAAACCAAGAACGCATCTATATGGACATTTTCATAGTTCTTGTGTAGAAAGAGTAAATGGTTGTGTGCATAGGCTTTTAAACATCAATGAAATTTGGGGAAATATTGAATTATAAATAAGTATTTAGATGAAAAACATTTTATTAATCCTAATCAGTTGTTTTTTAGTATCTTGCGCAACTCCTTCTAATCCAGAATCTTGGATGGAAAATCAGAAAAATGCCTGCCTACCCACCGCAATTGCGTTTAGAGAAGGTCTTAAAAAATACAATGTTTGGTCCGAAGTAGTTGTTTATAGCTGGATCGATAAAAAAACAGATATTAAAAAAGGTCACGCGATAGTAGCTTATATGTACCCGATTGGAAAAAATCAAATGTGGACATACGATTTTTGGGGAAGCTATAGGGTTCGCGCCTTCAAATATGATCCAATGGGGATAGCAAAAGAAGCAGTTAAAGTTAGATACGAAGATAGAGATGTTATTTTTGCGGAGTTCTTGCAGTGATAAGTGCGATAATGAATACTCTATCAACAACTCAAGATTTTTATATCAATTCTTCTATCTATAAAGAATTTCTAGAAGAAAGAGAAGAAGTATTAAGACATAAATGGCTGGAGAGCGAAAAAAAGGGTTATGATATTGGCTACAGCGCCGCCCTCGTTGACTGGGTAATAAAACACAGAAGCAAATGGAGAAACCATAAAAAATCTAATAAATAAAAATTAATTTTTATTTTGATCGTTTTTGCGGCTTTTTATTTTCTTGACGGGCTTTTTAAAAAATATTACATTTGATTCATGAAAGTTAGTCTTCCGATAGAAGAAGGATTCAATATAGTTGAGAGCAAATTTTGTGGATTGGATTGCTTCTTAATAACTCCAGAAGCAGATGCGAAATGGAATAAAAATAATTTATTTTATCGCTCCTTAATCCTTGATAAGGAAAGCAATGTTCTTTCAGGAAGTTGGCCTAAGTTCTTCAATTATGGAGAGAAGCCTGATTGCTATCCAAATCCAGAATATTACAGCGACTGGAAGTGCGAAGAGAAAAAAGATGGATCTTTGGTAATTTGCGATTATGTAAATGAACAATTTTCCATGAGAACACGGGGAACCGTAAGCTATGCGACTCAAAAAAATGCAGAAGATTTCGAACTGCTTCCTCAACAATATCCAGAAGTAGTAGAGTTTTTAAAAGAAAATAATAACATAACCCTGTTATTTGAAATTATAACTCCAAACAATGTAATTGTTATCAGACCAGGAAAAGTAGAATTTTATCTTTTAGGAGCAATTGATAAGAACGACATGAGCATTGTTTCATCTCC